AAAAATCTTGTTTTTGATTTTGACGCTGACGTTCGCCCCGAAATCATAGTCGTTCTTCTTCTCGATCTCATTTACTCGTACGGCCTTGATCTTATCCATTTTCATTCTCCTATATATACATATTGTCTGCAGTACCGGTCAAAATATCTTCCGCCTTGGCCATGGCTTCGTCCCAGGCCTCTTCCATCTCTCTGTCAATCGCATCTTCGGAAACCATTTCCTTAAAAAATTCTTGCGCCTTCTCGAACAGCTCAGTCTTACTCATTTTCACTTTCCTTCTCCTATTTTCCAATTTGTTGATGCAAGCTAATATTTTTTCCTGCCCGTACACCTGAAAAATATGCGGCTGTATCTATAGCACTTTCCCTCCGCCGCTTGGCCTCAGTTATATCAGGAAACTGTTGATCTATATATTGTTTAATTTCCTTTTTTTTGTCTATACAAATCAGTGCCCATTTACCTTCGTCACTATTTTGATCTTTACGTGCCTTTGCTTTTTCTTCTTGTTTAGCCTGCAAAAAACGTTCATAAATTGTTTGACTGGCACCAATACAAAAGGAGCGGATGGCCCTGGAATTACCTAATTTACGTCCAAGTCTTCCGATTGTCTTACGGATATAATCATACATTTGTAGAGTAATCTCAACATCTGCTTTATGTCCAATAAATGCAGGCCGTTTTCTTCCAGTATAATCCTTTTTAATGATAGTTTCAACAGGTAAATATTCTCTCATGTATCCAGCAAGTCTGATTTCCCATTTGTGATAATCTTTTTTGCTTCCAACGCTTTCTGTCATCGTTTCATTTGTACTATCATGACCTTCAACTTCTCTCTCTTCAATATCAAATTTTTGCATTAGTTTACGTGCTTGTAATGCTGCATTGGCAGCCTCGTTTTCATTGCAATTATCTCCAGCAAGCGCGAGCAGTTTTGCAATTTTTCTAAGTATGTCTTTTCGCTTCACTTTCATTCTCCTATATCAATGTTTTACTTGCAATTAAGAATATTTCTTTCGTAATTTTCTCCTGCAGAATCATTCAAAAAATGTACCACCCACCGTTCACTATTACCAATGTCTCTTATCTTTCGCACCAGCGTTGCTTCTCCTTCCACAACCTGTTCTCCGGACATTGTAACACTCATGATCTTCACTACATCACCTTTTTTCATCTCTGTCTCCTATATCAATTTCTTTGACTTGGCCAACCAAAAAGGAATATACAATGTTTTGCCCCAAAGCTCATCATCAATACCAGATATTTGACTAAGTGGTAAAAACACAATACGTGTTTGACTCATACCAGTATTTATAGTAACGCGAAGAGCCTTACCAACTACATCATATCCAATTGTCTGTAGCTCAACATCACTGGCACCATCGGTAATCTCAAATTCAATTCCTGAAGAATCTGTCAATCTCATTTTCAAGTCCTTATTTTCTGTTTACTTTTTTATATCTTATCTTTCTATTATAAGTATAACTATTATAAGCGAAATGTCTAATAAAAATTTAAAAAATTTTACGTGTTGAAATGGAAATCCGCTCTAAACAGCCGAAATCAGGCATTTAGAGCGGATTTAGAATAAAAAAAGTTTATAATTATTCTGTGATATTGTCTGTGATATTGTCTGAATGAAGTAGATGTCCCCACCTTTTTTCGAAATTTCGTTCTTTCTTTTCATACTCACTAGCGAGCTTCTCGAGCTCCTCTTCCATCCTTCTCAGTTGCTCTTTAGCTTTCTTTAAAGTGGAGCAATCGTACTTCTCTTTTAACGTTTTCAGAAGCTGATCCACACGACCTTTGGCTCGGTCTTTTTCTTGTTCTAGCCTTTTAACTTTCTTCTTTAGCTTCATCATTGTATTTATATTAACCACGATCTAATGCCTCCAATATAATCTTTCTTACTTTATTCTTCGTTGAATATTTCTTCATTAAAAATTCAATGGCTTCTGCATAATCAAAATTATGAGCTTGAGCCTCTTTTAATCCATGAAGAAAATCAATTATATCACCTGTAGATGTTCTCCGTTCTCCTTCAAAATCTTCTTCTATACTTTTAAATTTCTCATTCTTTGTACTTATTGAATGACTAAATATTTTACCAGAGATACAGAGGAGTCCAATTCGTGGCTGGTATTCTTTATCATTTTCAGTTCGTCTCATTAATGTTCCACAGTTCCAAACGGGAACTTTATTTAATATAACTTTAAATCCTTTATGATTATCTCCAAATGAAACTGCGTGATAACCAACTACTAATTCTTTAAATTTATTCATATGATTATTACGAGGAGCTTTAGGATGAGTGTAACCCTTTCTCCAAAAATAATCATGAACTAATGCCACATGATATTTTCCTTTGATTCTTTTCTTTAGTGATGTTAATTTCTTTCCCCAAGGAAATCCGTGAACAATTATTTTATCATTAATCATTACTGGTTCTTTTGTAAGTACTGGACTAATTCTACCAGCAAGACAAAGAGTCCAAAATGCAGATTTTTCAATTAGGTCAATATTATGTAACGGTAAATCATGTTGGCCAGGAGTTGCATACATTTCTGGAAGATATTTTAAAGCAAAATTAATTAAATGAGGTTCAGCTTTCCAATGATCAAATACATCTCCAGAGCATAGAATTGGAACATTATAATATGAGGATAATTCAGTTAATTGATCTAATGACTTTTTCATAGCCAAAAACCAATTATTTTCTTCCCGTCTTGCTCTGGGAGGATTGACACTTAAATGAATATCCGCACAGAGAATTGCTATAACTTTATCGCCATCTTGCTTCCGCATAATGGGCATGTTTGTCCTATCATTTTCTTTAGCTTTCTTTCGCTTAATAGTAGTTCTTTTTTTCTTTGACATTCTTTTTCTTTCTCTAATTCTATTTCTTCAATGAATCTTTTTAATATAATACAATGTTCTTCCATCTTCTTATACTTAATAGCAATTGATATGAATGATTGAATATTAGGAATTTTTGACTTGATGGCCTTTGTATTTGTTGATAGATTACGGATAAGACTTTTCAAGGATTCTATTTTATTTGCCTTGATCTTGTACTTTGTGCCTATATCCAATAGCTTGACAGCTTCAAAATGAGCTGACATAAGGGTTTTAGCACTAAATATGTATCTTTCTATATCTTGAATTGCTATGCTCAGAGAAGAGCTGTTATGGCGTTTAGATTCTATTTGAGTTTTCAGTATTTCTAGCTTGTTATAATCTTTGGACATTGGTTTAACGAATGATAATTGTTCCAGGGAATTACTGGCTTTATCTATTCGTTCTTGAACTACATTAACTTCAGTTTTTATTTTATGAATTCTTGATGCCAACTTACCTAGACATGTATCAATAATTTCCAAATCTACTATTCGATTCAGTTGCTTGCTTACTTCTCCCGGAGAAATCATAAACCAATAAGGAGCGTCAAATTGTAATTGGAAATTAAGTTCCTCCATTTCCAAAAACCGTTGAACCTCTTCTGGTACATTTGTTCTAAATGCTTCCAGAATCTGATTATTGATTTTGTAAATATTGATTTCCTTTCCCTTTTTTCGGGAAACAATACCTTTTTCAGTCTTAATTCCTACATAGGCTGGTTTATCTTTATCTCGAATAAATGAATCACCTAAAGGCCTATTGAGAACTACCCATTTAATAGCACGAATAATAGAGCTTTTTCCAACATCTGTAGCTCCAGTAAATGTTGTAATATGAGAATCAAGTTTGACTCTAAATTTATCATGAGCCTCAAAGTTCTTGATTATCAATTCTTTGATCATATCTTACCTATTAATAATCTTTTTCCATACTCAGCGATACACAGTGCATCAGCCATTCCATCTGAATCTGTAGTGCAATGAGAAGTAGGACGTAGATTTATTTTGGGCCAAAGTCTTTTTGCTATAATAATACTAACCTCTTTTGAAGCAGGCATATCCTTACACATTACTTTCTTCCATGTTTTAGGATGAACAAGAGTATAAGGTAAGAAGAGTCCACAACAAACACCTCTAAGAATCCCCCATCCAGTTCCATAATTAAACATACTTACGCCACCTTGTTTAGGCATTGCTTGAGCTTTCTCAATAAATACATGCTTTATTTTCATTTTATACTTATACAAATAATCACGTATCTTATTTTCATCTAACGTTTTTTTTGTTTTTGTTATCTTAAGAGTAGGTACAGAAATCACTTTAACTTTCTTTCTACCAATAAGCGCGATAGCCCCTTTTATTCCTGGATCAATACCCACAATGATCATTTTCTTTTTCTCCTCTTGATTCTACCTTTAAATGTACCTTTGAAAAACTTAATCCATTGAAGTCTTTTCTTTGACTTAAAATAACTTAGAATATGATATTGTTTACAAAATTTGAAGAACATCTTACTATCGTATTTGGGAATATGAAGTTCAAATGGTTTGGTTTTCTTATGGGGTAATACGGTTAACTTTCTCCACATTTTGATTTCTATTTTTCCTTGCTCTATTATTTTCCGTCTTTTATCTGAGATTGCTTCCCCTTTTAACCATTTAATCGCTGTCTTTTCTCCAATATTTTTTAGACCAGGAACACAATCAGAACTACAACCAGCAAGGGCTTTTACTTCCCCCCATAGTTTTGTTTCAATTCCTTTTTTATATAGAAAAGTCTTTTTATTCATTAATAATTCTTTACCAGGATCATACCAATGAATACATGAGGTTATACATTGATATAAATCACCATCTGACGTAATAATAACACCATTTTCGTTTTTTCTTGTAAGTTCCTTAGCAGCCCAAGCAATTAGATCATCTGATTCAAGCCCTACTTGTTTATATACTGGAAATCCTATTTGTGGAAGTATCTTATTCTTGAGCTTATTTATTTGCTTATACATAATATTAAGCTGCTCTTGTTCTTCTTCTGTTCGCTGTTCTCTCCTTTTCTTTTTATAATCAGGATAAGTCCGCGAACGGTAGCTCTTTTTGGAATCAGTGAAGATCAATACTTTATTACTATTGATATGAGATGTTTTACAAATAGAATATAACTGCTCAAAAAATCCATATATTATTCCTGTTGGAATATCTTCATATTCTAGATCACGCGTGGCATACCGTGCTCGATGTGCCAAGTAGGATAAATCTATCAAAACCCATTTCATTTAATATATCTTTTTACGCTTTAGACTACAGGCTTGTCTAATTTCTTTCCAGCATTGTCCTGTAATCTTTTGAAGTTTTTTATAAAGTTTATTTTCTTCAATATAACTGATTAGATTATCTCTTGTAAGTTCAACGTCAAATTCATTAGCAGTAATCTTCTTACCTTTCTTTTTCCACCAACCTTCTTCAATAAGATAGTCAATACAAGAACCTATATCATCAATTCCATATGATGGATAAATATCCATATTGACCTTATGCAATTCTCCAGTTGTTCTATTTTTTTTAATCTGTAGATTTATATGAACTCCAATTGATCGTGTTTTTCCTTTGACTGTTCTTTTTATCTGTTTAATTACACTGCTCCAGATTTCTGTATGAGCATAGAACTGTAATGATTTTCCACCTGATCTGGTTTTCTTTTCAAATCCAAAGCCCATATTATCTCTGGTTTGAGAAATAATTATTAAAATTGATCCTGTCTTTTTTAATCCGTTCTTACATCTACGAATATTTTGAGAGTTCTTTTTTGCTTTTCCGTCTCCATAACTACCTGCAACCTGTTTTCCTTTTTTGTGAGCGTCTTTTTGTTCTTCAAATTTTTCTATTTCAGCTTCACTTGTTAGACCATCCATGCTATCCAGTACATAGATAAATGGCTTGTCTTTTTTTATTGCATCATCAATATGATAATAAAACTCTTCAATAGAATATGAAAAATCATCTCCTGGCATTTCAATTCGTTCAGCAACCTTTTTGTTGAATAATTTTTCTAAATTTATATTCATTCCATCTTCTACATTGTCATATATTAATCTATAGTCTTTAAAGAATGGATGGCGCAGTGCCTCAGCAAAACAGGTCATTGAGAGAAAGGTTTTACCACTTGTTGAATCTCCAACCAGATAATAATATTTGCCTTTGAGAAAAGTTCCAAACGGATTATTGGTACATGCCAGATTTAAGAGTGTTGAACCTGATGAAAGAATTTCTTTATTTATAAGTTTCTTTTTTTTCTTAGGTTTTTGTTTTTGTGTAGCTTTGATTATTTGTTTTGTAATCCGTTTCAGCTTTGTCATTTTACTTCCTTAAAATAAGATGGTGGGTAATCAGCGTCCCCTTCACCATAACTTATGGTTGAGGCCGGAGCACACCTACGCTGATCCCCTCCGGTCGTGTGATATTTCACTACCCACCATCCCTTTGATTCAACTATTCATCATCCTCTTCGTCGTCCCAATCTTCATCTTCATCCTCATCATCTTCATCCTCTTCGTCGTCTTCATTATCCTCTTCATCGTCCCAATCTTCATTATCCTCTTCATCGTCCCAATCTTCATTATCCTCTTCATCGTCCCAATTCTCTTCCTCTTCCTCTTCATCTTCGAAGTCATCATCCTCTTCAGGTTCAGGAAGATAACCCTTACCTTTACACGGTACACACTTTTTGCCTTTAGAGGATTTTCCACTTCCTTTACAAGCAACACATTCGATCATACCGTCGGGGATTTCAGTCTCTTCCTCTTCATCTTCGAAGTCATCATCCTCTTCAGGTTCAGGCTTCTTTTTCTTGGTGGCTTTCTTGCCCTTCTTGCTTTTACGTTTTGTAGGCTTAGACTTCACTTCCTCTTCTTCTATTTCATCTTCCTCTTCTTCAGATTCTTTACTTTCACCTTCGAGAAAAATGGCTGCAATTTTTTTCGAGGGAAGAACATTCAAAACAGAATACCAATCACCAACACGCTCCAGGATG